GTACCACGGAACCTATCGCCGCTCCTGCCGCTGCTCCTGTGCCTACCATACCGAGCTTTGTTCCACCTTGCCAGTATTCGTCCTTTGCTTCTTTGCCTGTTTTCTTCGTGCCCTGGTAAATGTCCACGGCTCCGGCTCCTATTCCAAGAATGCCGAGTATTCCTCCGAGTATTCCTGAAGCTCCGGCCGCTGCAGCTCCTCCTGCGGTTGTTGCTCCGCTACCAAGTGCTACGCCTGTTGTGGCCAGTCCTGTTCCTAATGCTCCACCTGAAGCTGCGTATGTGCCATTTGAAAGCTGCACGGTGTTTATTACCTTGCCTGCTGTTCCGGCTGCTCCTACTGCTCCTGGTAGTGCCAATGGTGGAGTTGTTGGTGGTAATGATAGCGGGCCTCCTCCCGGTGGTAACATTGGCGGCATTCCTGTTGTGGGTAGCATTGGTGGTATTGATCCTCCTGGCACTCCGCCTCCTGGTGATCCTCCGCTTGGGTTTTGTATTGACCTTCCATAAACGTTGACCACCTGGGCTGTAACGTACATTGTGTCTGTACTGTATGCCGATGGCGTTCCGGCTCCTGCAGGTGCTCCGCTTTGGCTTCCTTTTCCGAATAGGCTCATTAAGCCTTTTCCGCCCTTGCCTATTAATTTAAATATGCCGAGTTTTGAAAGTGCCAGCGCGATTGCTCCTGTTGAAAGCCATGACGTGCTGCTTGCTTCCTCTCCGCCAGGTAGCAGTGTTCCTGCGTCGTTGAATACGCCTTTTATGGCGTTCAGAATTGCTTCTCCTACCTTCTTGCCATCAAATCCTTTACTGAAACCATCGGCAAATGAAGCGCCTATGCTGGTTCCGTCTTCCATGGCTCCGCTTACATCTACTCCTAATAAAGTAAGTAGGCCAGCTGATAGCGCTGTTCCTATTCCTTCTCCTATTTTGCCTGCTTTTTCACTGAGCCAGGCTTTGCCCGTTGAGTTCCACCATTCATTGAATGGCTGCGCTATGATCTGATCCCATGCTACCTTCATCTTGGCTCCGAATGTTTGAGCATCCTTCCATTCCTGGGAGTTCGTCATTCTTCGAATGCTTCCCTGAAGGTCTTCTACTTTTGTCATTACCCATTTGGATATATTCGCTCCGGCTTTTTTCCAAGCCTCGCCCCATTCTGCGATGGTATCCTGGTTCTCGTCTATCCATGTTGTCAATTTTTCAAGCCCTGGCTTTATTCCTTCCCACAGTCCTTGTCCCCATGGCCTCAAAAGTGAATTTGAAAGGGTATCTTGTAGGGTTGAAATCATACCTTTGGCTGTCTTTGATTGGTTCTCCATCATGCCGCCGTATCGTTTTTCCATGCCTCGTAGCAATGCATCTATTACTTTTGACGCTGCTATGCCTTCTTTTCCGATATTGGCCACTTGTTCTCCGGTGAGTCCGAGTTCCTCCTGCAGTATCTGGTTGGCCGGTACGCCCATTTCCTGAAGCTGCAGTAATTCTTCAGCTTGCGCTCGCCCTTTTGCCTGCATCTGACCGAGTGCCCTGGTTATTCTGTCTATTCCTTCTGATCCTGCGCCCAGGCCACTTGATGTGTCGCCTATGATGGTCATTAAATCAAGCACTTTGTCTGCCTCAAATCCAAAGGCAAGGAGCAGCTTACTGCTGTTGATCAGCTCTGGAAATTCGAACGGTGTTTTGTTTGCAAATGTGGACGCATCCTGCATGAATTTGTTCGCTTTGTCCGCGCTCTTCAGCATGGTTTCAAATGCGATTTGTGTCTGCTCAAAGTCTCCGGCTATTTCCATCGGCTTATAAATTCCAGCAAACGCGCCGGTTGCTCCAAGTATTGCGCCTTGTACGGACGTCGCCAAGTTCCACAGCCCTCGAAGTGGCGCTGTTGCCAGGTCAAGCACTTTCATTGTGAAGCTGAATGTCTTCCCTGCTATGCTGCGTGCTCCCGATGAAACCTTGCCGATTATTCCTGAAGCTCTATCCATAGCGTCAAGTACGACCTGGTACTTGGTTCTGTTCATTTGGTTTAGTCTTTCCTGTGTCTTTTGATTCGCCTTGTCAAACCCATTAATCTTCCGTGTTGCCTGGGAGACGCCGGGATCTGTATTGTCCTCGACGTGGATAGGTATTTCAATGCGAAATGTTTCGGCTGCCATTAGTCTTCATCCTCCTTTCCGTTAGATTCGGATTCAAGCTGCACGCGCATGGAGGCTAACATAAAAGCTCGTACTCCCGGTGGCTTTGCCATTACCTCGTCCGGAGGCAGCCCCATCCGCTGGAATATGTGATGGAGCAGCGTGGCCATTCCTCCGGCCTCGATTAGTTTTTTGCTACTTCCTCCGTAGTTGAAGTGTAGCCACTGATCTTATCCACTTTTTCGAGTACGGCGTCCTTCTCGCCTGCCAGTAACGTCTTTTCTATAAGGTCGATGCCAGTTAATACGTTTAGCGCCTTCCACGCTTCCTTGTTGTCCCAGATCTTCTCTCTATCCTCTTTGATAGTTGCCTGGTAAATAAGGGCGCTTCTGTATCTCACGCTGTCTGTGTTCTCTGGAAACTTGATCCCCAGCTGCTTATTGCGGACGTACTTGGTATTCTTGTCTTTGCATTTCTGGTATTCTTCTTCACTCAAAGGTCGAATGTGGAACGTGAAAAGAACCACGCCGTTTCTCGCGATTTCTATCGGATGGATGTTATCCTCTTCGGTCTCATAGTTTGCTGCTGCCAGAAGCCCTTTCAGGATGTCATTTTCATAAGTGCGCAGCTGCCCTTTGTTCTCCTCTTCGGTCAATTCGATTTCTTCAATTTTTGTTTTTTCAGTAGCCATTAAATTTTCCTCCTCAAATAAAAATAAGGCCGCCCTGGTACTTGCAGGACGGCCTTTGGTGTTTTGTTATGCGCCTGCACGCTTTTTGCGTCTTAGGCCGTCAGTAAGCTCTGAAGCTCCGGCGGGTCATTAACAAAGAGGCTCCATGCCCTCTTGATTATGTCTCCTACGGATAGGTTCTGCAGGTCGATTGTTCCGCTTGGTACGCATTGTCTGTAAACCATTCTTTGTTCGCTGTCGTTGCGTCCCTTGACTACGCCCTGGAAGTTCCAAGAAGGCATCACGCCGGCCTTCATTCCGTTGAATAGTTCCTGAATAAAGCGCTCGTCTTCGATTACGATTTCTGTGAATGTAAGGGTTACGCCGTATGCCTGAAATACTTCATGCTCCTGGGCATCTCCCAGTGGCTGGTATTTTGCGTTTGTTACATTGACCTGGGTCTGGAATGTCTCAATCGTTGCCAGCATGACTCCCGCGTCATTGAACAGCGCTCCGTCTTTCCCTGTGAGCGTCTTTCTTGTATCTATGGGTGCTCTGTTATTAAACATGCTTTATCCTCCTCTCTTAAGCCTCTGGTGCAAATCTAAATTTGAACGCCAGGTATGCTTTTTCGATACTGTCGATGTCGTCAACAGCTATAATGAACCATGCGCTATCTCCTGCAGGCGGGTTCTGTTGGTCTTCATAAACCATTCCACCTGGTAGCAGTTTCTTTTCTCCAATCATGGCATTAACTACGCCTTGCGCTGCAGCAATGAATGTTGCTCTGCCGTCGCTGTCGTTGTTAACCTTGCCGATTAGTGGATCTGTTGTTGCTACGATTCTGTCCATAAGTTCAAATCTGGTTTTTGTCCTGCGGATCTTCTTCCAGCCTGCGTCCTGGTTCCCGCTTGGTGTAACTAAAGTGTTGATTGCGCTCTCAATCCAGATTTGGTCGCTTGCGTTGACGGTTAGGACAAGACATCCTTTGGCCAGTGCCTTTTCGATTTGGCTGTTTGTCAGAGGTTCTGCGATGGTTGTAAACCCATTTACTACTGTGTGGGTTAAGCTGGTATTTGAAGCTACAGCTGCAATCATGCCACCGATTCTTGCTGCCAGTTTGTACCCATCGTAAAGCTTGCCGCTTGCGTCATATGCCGGGTTCAATACGTAGTGCATTTTCTCGTCGTTGAACGCTGCAGCATGGGTCATTCTGGTTTCAAGCTCCACCGCTTTTGTCTCTGCTACGCATGCCATTGAAGTGGCTCCTGCGAGGTAGATCCTCTGGATGAATGGTTGAATAAGCGCGTGCACTGTGGTTTCCTCTGTGTCTACGCACAGAACGTTCCATTTTCCTGCTTCCAGGATGTTAAATGCTGCGCTGTATTCGGCAGTTGTTACATTAGGGTTGGTTCCTGCTGTCATTGCTGATTGAGCAATTTCAGCCAGTAGCTTGCTTCCGTCTGCTGCTTTTGTTGCTGTAAAGTTCTTGCTGTTTGCAAATGCAGCGACGATGGCAGCCGGTTCCCCTAATCCCACGGCTCCCTTTGCAAATTCCACCTTCTCAAATTCCGTAGTGCCTGCATAAATAATGCATTCGCGCTTCTCGGTATTTAATAGGCTGTCTCTGACTGTTACGCTGAAGGCTCTATCTCCGACGTATTTCGCCGTGATTGTCACGGCATCTACTGCCGCGCTGTCCTTCAATTTGATTGTTGCAGCTGTTCCTCCTGTGCCTGCTCTTACGGCCTTTACTTTACTGCAGCCGCCTGTGAACATTTCGGTGATTGTGTCAACGGTTAGTGCTGTGCCAAATACCGGCGCCACTGCGTTTGCTCCATCAAGCTCGATGAGCTGATTAAGCGGCCCCCAGTTCGCCTTGATAACTGCAGCGCCTATTCCGTTTACTGCACCGGCTAACTGTGGCCCACCAGCGTTTTCGTATCTGGTATAAACGCCTGGTCTGGCTTTGGTTTCTCCGATTGTGAATACTCCTGCCATATTACTTGACCTCCTTTGTCAAATATTTTGTTACGATTTTCTTTGCCTCTGTTTTTGTGGCCTTTTCGACGCCTGCCACACGGAAGGCTGCTATAACGCATTCAGGCATTGTCCCTTTTCCGATTACGGTTTCTGAAGCTGTAGCCAGCTCCTCCATCGTGTATTCGGCTTCCTGGATTGTCGGTTCCTGGGAAGGGGTTTTCTTTGTGCTTTCGCTCATCGATTAAACCTCCTATTCTTCGTAGTCAGCTCCTGCGAGCTTGTATTCGATCGCATACTCGTTAGACGGCTCCGGCGTTACGTTGACCTTTACTGTCTCTGCCTCCAGCTTCTCTCGTGGTATGTTAGTTTTGGTTAATGTGTGCGCGTATGTTGGTCTGCGTAAAATACCAAACCTCACATTAAGCTGCAGCTGTCCTGTGGTCAG